CATTTACCAGGGAAAGTTCAAATGTCATACCTGTGGCAAAGAAGTTGGGTCATTAAGATCATATCCAGAAACAAAAGAATTAACCTGGATGTGTCCAGAAAAGCATATTAGTACTGTAAATCTAAATACCAAAAAGACAAAGAAGGACTATGAGCGAGAAGAGCGAGAGTAAAAGGCTCGGAGCGAAACAGCATAAAAACTCTGGCAGAGGAACTCACAAGGGTGATGCTAGTTGGGAAAACTTCACCATTGACTTTAAAGAGGTTGGTAAAAGTTTTACTTTGAATAAAGAGGTTTGGGCAAAGGCAACTACAGACGCTATTCGAAATGGAAACGATCCAGCAATAGTTGTTGTTATTGGAGATTCTGGAATTAAAACTAGACTGGCAATCATAGAAATGTCTATTTTAGAACAACTTGTCGATGGTGTATAATAATTAAATGGAAAATATAAATTTTAATACAGTAGCAAAGATGCATAAATACTTAGTTGGTCTAGACAAATATAAGGCAGAATTACCAATTATTGTCAAGAATCCTTTTACAAAAGATCAGATTGATTTGTTTTTAGCATCCATCAAAAAATCTCAAGATGAGGCTTCTCCGCAAGATCTATACCAAAGGATCCCCAACCAACCAGAGCAATATTTTGGTCCAAAATGGTACGATCCAAAGTATATAACCTTTATGTCAAGAGAACTAACAGAATACGATATTCCAAAAGAGTGCGAAGAAGTTATGGATGAGCATATCAAGCCTCTGTATCCAGAAGACCTAAAGCTTGCCCATTGGAACTATATTAATTATGATCCAAAATACGGAAAAGGAATTTATGCACCAGCCCTACCACCACACATCGACTCTACAGAAACAATCCTAACTTTTAATTATATTTTAAATGGAAATGTTGATTGGGATATTTATGTAGATAATAAAAAATATTCTTTAAACAATGATGAAGCAATTATCTTTAGTGCTTTGAATCAGGTTCACTGGAGGCCAAAACGTAAATGGAAACAAGGAGAGTTTCTTGAAGTTCTAACTTTTGATTACTCTCCACTAACTGACTGGAGGTTTACTAAGCAACAAGACCCACTAAGTATTACGGATCGTCAAGAAGCCTTGGAAGAATATATTAAAGATGTTAATAGCAGACCAGAGATGATGGCTGCATGGAATTTATACAATGACCTAGGTTTACAAATTGGTATTGGACTAGACAAACACGCAGAAATAGAGTAAAATGGAACAACAACAAACAACACTAGAAATGGTCAACGGCCTAACTGAGATCGCTGACTTTATGAATGACGAAGAGTTAACAACAGCTTTGGCATTTATTGCAAAATTAATAATTAAACCAGACGTTCCACTAAACGTCGCAACAATAGAAATCGTTAGATTGCAAGCAATTGCAGCTAAAATGTCTTTTAAGGCAACTTGGTTAACTAACGTAGAAAAAGGAGATAGAGCGAAGAAAAATATATACTATACAGCCGCAGAATCAATCAATCAGTTGGTTTCAGCACTTAAGTATATTACTCGCTAGAATCTATTATGGCAAAAAGTTTATTGCAGCAGGTAATGCTGAAAGTAGAAGCAACAACTAAGCCATCTTTTATTGATAAAGATGCTTTGATCGAGAAAATTAACTCTGGCTACACCATTAATCGTGTAGATAAGTTTGCACAAAAGAAGACATTCGCACCAAGCACAATTGCATACTCTCATGGAGAATGTCCTCGTTACTGGTACCTAGCCTTCACTGGTGCCGTATTTACGGATAACGCAGATGCCTATGGCGGTGCGAACATGACTGCTGGAACAAAGTCCCATGAACGTATTCAGGACGCCATGAGTAATGTTCCTGGACTTCTCGTAGATGCAGAATTTAAAGTAACTTACGATAACCCACCAATCTTTGGTTATGGTGACGTTATGCTTAACTGGGAAGACAAAGAGCTTCTTGGTGAAATTAAGACTATGCCTAATGAGGGATTCGAATATAGAAAGACTGCTGGGAAGCCAAAGACTGGCCACCTAGTTCAGCTACTTATCTATATGAAGATCTTGAATAAAAGCAAAGCAGTGCTAATTTATGAGAACAAGAATAATCACGAACTGCTGATTTTTCCTGTAGAATTGAATCAGTATTATTATGAGTGGGTAGAGAACGCTTTTGAGTGGATGAGAACTGTCAGAAAGGCTTGGGAAAACAAGACCCTTCCTGAAAAGAATTATCGTTCAAATTCTAAGATTTGCAAGACATGTCCAATTAGGTCAGCTTGTGATGAGGCAGGTTCTGGAGAGATCAAGATTAAATCTTTGGAGCCTTTAGATGAAAACAAAGCATTGCCAGTGGTGTGATCATAACTTCGAGACTAGTATTTCTTATCAGGTTTACTGTTCATCAGAATGCAGAGAGTCTGCCACCAAAGAAAAAATTGCACAACGATATTTAATTTCAAGAAGAAATAAGAGACATTCTAAAGAGAGACTGTGCAAGTCTTGCAAGAGTCGATTATCAGCATATAATGATGACATCCTATGTTCTAATTGTACAGTTAACCCATCGGATGTTTCAAAAGCTCTTAAAGAAATAAGGGGGATTGTAAATGACAAAACTGAGTCAAATTAATGCAAAACCCAAAAATATATGTGCTATTGATGCCAGTACGAATAGCCTTGCATTTGCCATCTTTTCTGAAAATCGGCTTATCAAATGTGGCAAGATTAAGTTTGAGGGTGCAAATACTTACCATAAACTAGGTGATGCTGCTAGAAAGTCTATGCCATTCTTTAAACATTTTGAAATAGACGCAATAGTTATTGAGCATACAATATTTCTTAATAGCCCAAAGACTGCTTCTGATTTGGCTTTAATTCAGGGGGCCTTGCTCGGTGCTGCTAGAATTTCTGGGGTACGAACAGCTGGGTCTATTAACCCAATTACATGGCAAACATATATTGGTAATGGAAAACTGACAGCAAAAGAAAAGCAAGATCTGGTAGCAGAATTTCCTGGCAAGTCAAAAAATTGGTACCAGAACAAGTCTAGAGAAATAAGAAAGCAAAAAACTATTAGCTTTGTGAATACATATTATGACAAGTCTTTGCAAGATGATGACGTAGCAGATGCTGTTGGCATTGGTCATTACGCTATTAATAACTGGGGAAAGATTGACAAATAAAATGGCAAAGCTATATACTAATGAATTATGGTTAAAGAAACGATATTGGCTGGATAAGAAAAGTCCAGAAGAAATTGCAAAAGAATGTGGAACTAGCGTAGAAACTATATATGTTTATTTAGCTAAGTTTGGACTAAGGAAGTCAAGAAGATAATGATAAAAAGAAACCCACAAGATAAAACAGAAATTCCTGATAAATTTATTCGTGAACACAAAATGGTGATTGACGGGTTTGAAATTGTAAAGGGTGACATAATTAAAATAGCTGGTCAAAGAGGGCTAAAGTTTAAATTTGATAGCATTGTTACAAACCCAGAAAATTCTAGTATATGGGTCGATTGTTTTGAAATGTTCAGAGCTACTGCTTCTCAATATAGATCTTTTAGGGTAGAAGATGTAAAGCGTATCCCACAACGAGGAAAGAGAGCAAAGCGTGTCATTTGAGGATTTAACAGTAGAGCACCTTGACGAGGTAAACAAGGTTGTAGAAAAATATTTGGCAGGAAATGAACCGACTCAAATATCTAAAGAGCTTGCAATGCCTAGGCAAAAGGTAGTTGCATATATTAATGAGTGGAGGGCTATGGCTGCAGATAACGCAGCTATTCGTGCTCGTGCAAAAGAGGCCCTTGTTGGTGCTGACACACACTACACTAAGTTGATCAGCAAGGCTTATGAAGTTATTGATGAAGCAACCACGGTCGCAAACCTGGGTGCAAAGACCGCTGGAATTAAACTAGTCATGGATCTTGAATCTAAGCGTATTGATATGCTTCAAAAAGCTGGTCTGCTTGAGAATAAAGAACTTGCAGAAGAAATGATTGCGATTGAGAACCGTCAGGAAATTTTGGTGGGCATTCTAAAGGACATTGCAGCAGAACACCCAGAGGTAAGAGACAAGATTATGCGTAGGCTATCAGAAGCATCTAAGGACAAAGAAGTAATTACAGTGGTGGTAAATAACGATGTTTGATGATTTTTTAGAAGCTCTAAAGTCAGATAATTTTTCTGAAAGACCAGTGGATGCTAAGACATTTGTGGAGGGAGAAGCTTTTCTAAATCAACCCCCACTATCTTCAATACAGTATGACATCGTTGAAGCCATGTCACAAATATACAAGTTAGATGATCTTATTGATCTTATGGGAGAAGAGGAAGGTAGACGTTATTATAAAAAATACACAAAGAATGAAGTCATTCTACAACTTGGTAAAGGATCTGGTAAAGATTTTACTTCAACTGTTGCTTGTTCGTATATTGTATACAAGTTACTATGCCTTAAAGATCCTGCTAGATACTTTGGTAAGCCAAGCGGCGATGCTATCGATATTATTAACGTGGCTATCAACGCCCAACAAGCAAAAAACGTTTTCTTTAAAGGCTTTAAGACAAAAATTGAAAGATCCCCATGGTTCGCTGGCAAATTCAACCCTAAAGCTGAAAGTATTGAATTTGATCATTCAATCACAGTCTATTCAGGCCACTCTGAAAGAGAATCCCATGAAGGTCTTAATCTTATACTCGCAGTCCTTGACGAGATTTCTGGTTTTGCTCAAGAAATTGGAACAGGTAATGATCAAGGTAAGACTGCAGATAATATCTACAAGGCTTTCCGTGCTTCAGTAGATTCTCGTTTCCCAGACCTTGGAAAGGTTGCCCTACTATCTTTCCCTCGTTATCCAGGAGACTTCATTTCACAAAGATATGATGAGGTTATTGCTGAAAAGGAAGTTGTTCACAAGACCCACAGATTTATTATGAATGAAGATTTGCCAGAGAATGCTGAGGGAAACTCTCTTGAAATTGAATGGGATGAAGATACTATTGTTTCATATAAGTATCCTGGTGTCTTTGCATTGAAGCGTCCTACATGGATTGTAAATCCTACTAGAAAGATTGAAGACTTTAAGGTTTCATTCTTTACTGATCTTGGAGATGCTATGCAGCGTTTCGCTTGTGTTCCAACTTTTGCATCAGATGCTTTCTTTAAGCAGCAAGATAAGGTTCGTGCATGTATGACTCTAGTAAATCCAATCGACAGCAACAAGCGATTTATGGAATCCTTCAAGCCAGATCCAGATAAAAAATATTACGTCCATGCTGACCTTGCACAGAAGCATGACAAGTGTGCTGTTGCAATTGCTCACGTAGAGAAGTGGGTAAATATTCAGGTAGTTAAGGATTATCAGCAAGTAGCACCAATCGTAGTTGTAGATGCTGTAGTTTGGTGGGAACCTAGAATTGAAGGACCAGTAAACTTATCAGAGGTAAAGCAATGGATTCAAAATCTACGTAGACAAGGATTTGACATTGGAATGGTATCGTTTGACCGTTGGCAATCATTTGATATTCAGAATGAGCTTAAGCAAGTAGGCATGAGAACTGAAACAGTCTCTGTAGCTAAAAAGCATTATGAAGATATGGCAATGTTGGTCTATGAAGAAAGATTGGTAATGCCAGCAATCGATCTTCTATTTGAGGAACTTACAGAACTTAAGATTGTAAAACAAAATAGGGTAGACCACCCAAGAAAATCTTCAAAAGACTTGGCTGATGCCGTTTGTGGGGCTATCTTTGGTGCAATATCTCATACACCAAAAGACTTAAACCTTGAAGTAGAGATTCATACTTTTAGGGATAGATCAAAACAAGTTCTTGACACAGACAAAGATAATGTGATAAAATTGAAACCTATGACTACGGAAGTCAGAGACTATCTAGAACGATTTGATTTAATATAAATCAAAATATAAACAATAATAAGGAGAATAATGACTTCACTAAAGAAG